CTCCTTTTCTTCCATAATGCTATGCAAGCTGCATCAGCAAAGTCCTGTTCTGAAAAATTCTCGTTACCCCATTTAGTCATAGCAAATTCTTTAATCTCTACTTTAGAAGCGTTTCCTTTGCCTAAAATATCTCGCTTCCATTTAGTATTATCAATAAATTCACACTCAACTCCATGTACAAAACACGCAAAACGAGCTAAACCAGACACTGATGCTATGGCTATAGTTGCTTTAGGATTCTGTATATAAATGGCTGCTTCAACAGCAGCTTGTACTGTAACCATATCATTCAGTATTACTTTTATTTTACTAAGAGAATCCCAAAAGTCTACTCCAAAATCTATGAATCTGTCCTCGAAATTTTTCTTTTTACTGGCCCATTTACATTGAGCTACAAGACGTTCTTGATCATCTATCCACACACTATGAATAGCTTTACTTGAACAGTCTAAACCCATATATAACACCATAGGATCATCTATAACACTATACATGTTTACTGTTGTCATTTCCATATGTTCTCAAAGTTACTACTCTTGAAACGGCATCATAGGCTGCTTTATAGGCACTAAGTAATCCAGATACTCTAGTATGAACAATTTCTTGTTCAATTACTTCTCGTCTAAGTTCTTTAAGCTGGTCGTATTTCGACATAGCAGCACCTCGTACCTCTTCACGAGTTAGCTTCTTCTTACCCTCCTCTTCTCGTTCTTCAGCCAAACGAAAAATTGCTGTCGCATATCCTTCATCAAAAGCTGCTTCTACCGCATTCTTCTTTGCAGATATATCAGCTAGTTGAGTTTCTAAATAAGCTTTATATCCTCCATATGCAGTTAAATATTCCTCTAATTTACGATTGTCTTCATTCATAAGATTAGTGAAATCCAATTGATAATCTCTGGTAACCTCCTTACCTAAAGGAGGAACGGTTAAATCATCTATTTGTCTTTGTGCCCTACCTAATGCTTTCATAGGTGTCCATTGAGTCTCTCTTCTTTCCATTATTTCACCTCCCTACACCCACAGTAAAATTCTCCAGTACAATGTGTAGGCATATTTAAAGGAACCATAGATTGTATACGTAGACATCGTTCTAAAATAGCATTCCACGTATCTACATTCTTCAGTACTTTGAATGCTTTTAATACCTGATCATTTTTGTTCTCATATAATACCACACCATTTTCTATACCTGCCAAATTTAAATAAATCTGTACTTGTACAAGATGTTCAGGTTTAGGAATATCAATCAATGCTTTAAAACCTTTATCATTAATAGATTTTAACTCTAATAATACTCTCCCATACTCCTCATGTTTTAATAAAAAGTCGTATCGTCCTGAAATAGGGGGATTATTTAATTTAACTGGCTGTTCTGCAGCAAGAAAGAGTCCTGTTCGCTCAAAATATTTTTTCATTCTAACTTCTAGTGATCCACCATGATCAAAAATCCTAGCTGTCTTTGCTCCAATAACTTGATCTACTAGCTTTCCATTGTATGCTAAATATAAATACCGATCACATGGATTACCTAACATAGAAGGATAAAACACATCACTAACTGTCCACTTCTTAGTATACTGTAAATTACTTTCTAAGTGTTTAAGCAACCATGTATCCTGATTCTTTACCCTAGGTTTTCTTGGAGCTTTAGCTTTGGCTGGTTTGGTTGCTCTTTTGGTAATTTGTTTAATCCCTGCCATAATATCTTTTTAATCTCCTCTTTATTAGTTTCTTTAATATGTAATATATACTCTATATCATATCTAGTTACTAAATACGCATCTCTTTTAATATCTCGTTTACGTAAATGTCCATATACACCATCAGCTTCAATAACCATTCTAATATCAGCAATCAAAAAATCAACGGTATAAGGATCAAATGCACACTGTTGTTCATAGCGTATCCCAAACTCAGATAAACATTCAGCAATAATATTTTCTTGTGCTGTATAATCTCTAGGCTTAAACATCATACTAAGCAGCATCCTCCCCTATTCCCTCAAATCTATATCCATATTCTGTATCAATATTCTGAGCTTTTACTATAGCATCCTCAATATTCTCAACCTTAAATGCACGTACATCATAACAAGGCTCTTCAACTGATGCTATTTCTATATAGCCTGTCCACATGTGTTTTTCTTTTCTAATTAATATATAGTTATCCGCACTCATACTGCTACGTCCTCCTTCAATTTATTAAAAAGTTCTTCGGTATCTGTAAACAAGGCTTTAATCCCATTCAAACCCATAACCTTCTCTCCATTATAACTATACCATGGGCCAGCTTGCGATATTATCTTCTTATTAATTCCTTCTCTAATAAAACTTTCTAAAATATCTATCCCACCTTCAACTCTAAAAGGAACAACGGCAGAATCCCAATTTTCTCCCCCAACCTTAGTTTTTCTTAATCTTATCTCCATATCAAAGCCTACCTTAGCTTTATCTTTATTTTCAATCCACCCTTTTCTACGAACTTGTAATAGAAAGTGTGCAAAAAATGATTGTGCTAAACCTCCCGGCATATTATCTAAAGCTACCGGGCCTATACTACTCCTAACCTGATTAATGGCTACAAATGCTGATCCTTTTTTCAAATTAGGCAGGAGTTTAGGTAAGACAGAATTTACAAATCGTGCTTGCCATGCCATAGGATTGTACGAAAACTCCTCTTCAACAACCGTAGTAGGCACTAATCCAGCAATACTGTCTAATACAATTACATCAACACCTACCTGCATTAACTCTCTAACCATATCCATAGCCTCTTCCCCATTTACTGGCTGTGATACGAGCGTATTCTTAACATCCACACCACACTTAGCATACCAACTACTATCCCATGATAGTTCTGTATCTATCCATGCAGCCGTTCCTCCAGCCTTCTGAGCATTAACAACAATTTGAGATGCTAAATAAGACTTTCCAACATTTGTGGGGCCATATAAAATTGTCATTCGTTTCTTAGGTATTCCTCCACCTGTAAGTTTATCTAAAGAAGGTATACCAAAAGGAATTCTACTGTACAAAAATGAATCATCAGACCCTCTATGAAAATTTAACTTTGTACTTTTTAACAAATCCTGAATAACTTCTTCTGCAGAATTCTTCATTCAATCCTCCTTAAAATTGCCTCAGCCCATGCAAAATATACTGCACAAGCCTGAATAATTTCTAAATAAGTTTGAGGAACATTCTGTTCATAAACTGCTCTAGCCACTTCTCCATTTTCTTCAGAAGCAATAACGTTCCACCATGGATCAGAATGCTTGAATTGATCCCCCCATAAGCTATCTTGTCGTTCTCGTTCAGCTAATACAGCCTCTAAAACAGTCATTCTAGCAGTTTCTAAGTTATTCTGACTCATCTAACACCTCATCAATCTGGGAATCAATTTTTCCTTTAACAAACTCCCATACCTGTTCTGCTGCTTGTTTTGATTCTTCTAATTGCTTATCTATAGGTAACTCAGTATCAATTTGATCTACCGATAAATCCATACGTCCATATTGATTAGTAGATAAATCACCAACCCTAAACGTAAATCCTAAATGTACACTTACTTTTGACATATATTCCTCCTTTTCTTTTATAGCTTTACCAATCTATATAGTCCATGATATCATCTTTAGGCTTTTCTGTCAAACTAACACTGAACTCTTGTTTCGTTGCCCAAGATGGAGTACATACTTCCATGTCAGCATATAAAGGAATGTTTAAACTATTAATTTCCATAAGTTTTTTAATCTCATAAGGAATGGTCTCTAATTCATCTTTGTGTATTTCACAAATTATTTCATCATGAACTTGTAAAAGAATATTACTTTTCTTATCCTGCAAATATTTATAGATTTCAATGATTCTTTCGTTTAAAATATCGGCAGAAGTTCCTTGAACTAGATAATTTACTCCTTTATAACCTAAATTTGTAGGAATTTTATAAACTCTACCATATCTATTCTTAATCCATCCACGAACTGTAACTGCTTGCACTACACTATCAAAGAATTCTTTAGAACCTTTTAAACCTGCAAAGTATTTACGCTTATAAGCTAAGGCTTGTTTTGCTGATGTTCCTAATTGAAGAGCTAATTTATTACTTCCAATACCATAGATAGTACCAAAAGTTATAGCTTTAGCCATTTGTCTATAAAACTTAAATTCCTTATCATTCGCTTCTACATTAAAAGCTAGTTTAGCAGCCTCACCATGAAAATCTATATCTGATCTAGCCAGTAATTGTTTAATTTCATCATTCTGAAAATAGCTTAGAAAGACTCGTACTTCCATTTGTGAATAATCAAAAGCAATTAAAGCATAATCTTTCCTAGGAATAAAGAGTCTTCTTATAGCTATTTGAGACTCATTTTCTTCATCAAAGGATTCATCCCCAATAAAACTCCATGTATCTATAACTTCATCATCCAAATCTAGGTTAGTTAATCCACCTTTAGAAGCTATTAAAGCATTTACCCTTCCCCTAACGATTTCTCGTTCTTCATCATCTAAATCCATATTTGTCAACTTAAAATGATTCCTAGGGATATTTTGTAAATTGGGTTCACGAGACGATAACCGTCCAGTTAATGTTCCCCAATTACAAAAAGATGTATGTTGTACAGCACTCTCTAAATAAGGTTCTAGATACGTAGAAAACAACTTTCCTAATGCTCTATATTGTCGAATAAGACCAGCTAATGGATTATTAATTTGTACTAAAGCCGCTTCATTCCACGACTGTGCCCCTTTCGGAGTCTGTACAGGTGAAAATATTCCATTATTATTCATCACTTCGCTAACTTGTTGAGGACTATTTATATTAAAGTCTCCTACTGTAACGAATATCTGCTGCGTTAACTGCTCCTGTCTCTCTTTAATCTTTGTAGCTGCCATATGAGCATATTTAAGATCAATAGAAATACCTCTATGTTCCATATTATAAAGAACTTTAGTTAACTCGCATTCTAATTTAAAGACTTGCTCCTGCTTAGTATGACGTATTTGCTCTAACCTATCTCGATAAAGCGTAGCTGTCCATTTTACATCTTGTTCACAATATGGCCCTAGTATTTCTACTGGAGCTTCAGAAAAATCTTTATGCCATTTATTAGTTTTTAGATACTTCTTTGTCTCTAGATCATATTGTGCTGCTTCAGTACCGTAGCTACGAATTATAGTTTTTGTTAAAGAAAGATCATTTTCTTCAGATGGTTCTGTAAGTCTAACCATAACAATAACATCTACTAAGTCTTGATCTTTTATTATTAACCCTTCTCTAGCTAAGAAGTGTAAATCAAATTTAATGTTATAACCAATTAATGTATCAATAGTATTAAGAAACTCTATAAGATCGTTCTTATATGTTTGTGAGAGATTTCCTCCCTGTTGATGTAAAAACGGAAAGTAGTAAGTGTCTCCTTCTAGAGTTCCTAAGCCAATACCGCATATTTGATTTTTAGTAAATGGATTTAAACCATTTGTTTCAACATCAACTACTAACCTATTGAAAAGTTTTAAGTTATTTTTAACAGTATCATAATTTTCTATATTAACTAACATTATCCTCATTCCTTACAACTAATTCTATATTAGCTTTTTTAAACATCTCTTTAACAGTAGGGTGGGGATACCACTCCTGAGCCACTATCCTAACAACATTGCTATTACAGATCATCTTAGCACAAGAAAAACATGGAGTTGCTGGTAAATATGCCGTTAACTTATCTTCGGAAGTTAGTTGTAAAAAGGCATTAACTTCAGCATGTACTGCTAGACACTTATCTAAGTCAACCCCAGAAGGAGCAGAAGCTCCTTCACAGGGCTGATCTAGACAATGTGTAAATCCCGATGGGACTCCATTATAACCAGTAGCGACAATATGGTTCTTAGTATCTACTAGTACACATCCCACCTTACGTCTTCTGCAAGTACTACGTTCACCTACTAGAATAGATATCTGTGAAAAGTAAGTATCTGTATCAAGTCTAGAATAAGTTATCACTAGACTTCTCTTCATCATCTAGAGATACTGCTCCAGTTCCATTTACCGATGGAGCATTTCCATACCTTTCAAGAAAATATGCTCGTACAGGTGGGAGCTTATCAATTTCCTCTATTCGTTCATCTGGTATCTCTACATTTCTCGCAGTTGCTGCTAGAGTATAGGAAGTGTCATACATACCTGTTCCAGTGCGTTTCACTCTCATTACTCCTTTATTCAAACCACCCCAATCATTGTAGATATCAACTAACTGATTCCATATGTAATCACTCCTACCAAAAGTTAATGCTATGATACGAAAATCTTCGACAGTCTCTTTAAAGACTTTACGACCACCGGGACCGGCTACTTCTTCCCATGTATCATTCCTTTTCTCTGGATGAACTATCTCATGAATGTATGCCCAAAAAGCAAACTTATGAGAAGGTCGCATATTTGAAGGAACATCACTATTATCTACTGAATCATCAATAAGACGATTAGTCCATCTAGACTCAGAATTCCTAAAAGTATACATGTAAATTTCATCAAGCTTAGTATCATTCTCATCTCCTGTTGCCACAGGTGATATAAAAGCTTGATCTCCATCCTTAAACCACACCTCTTTATTTATTGGACGATCTGATACTGGATTCCTAATTTGTTCTCTCTTTGTTGCTATTCTATTTATACCACTCATTTTTCCTCCTTCTCTTCTTACCAAAAAGTTCTTTCGTTAATTATTTTATTTAATACTGTTTCATCTCGAATGTCTTGTACATCTTTATACTCATTTGGTAGTTGTATATAGCTTACCACAAATCGTTTAGAAATGCAACTCATGATTCTATCCGTTCCTATCTTCCCTGCATCATCGTTATCTAAACACAATACCAATTCATCTGTTGGTAGCTTTAAAACCGCCTCTTGTTGACTAGTAGACATATTTGCCCCTAGAATGGCTACAGAACTATAACCATATTGATCCAACCAGATAGCATCTAGTGTTCCTTCAGTTACACAAATGAACGAACAAGGCTCAATATTGAATTCTCCGAACAAGACCTTAGATTTTTTCAGTCCTTTTGAGTATAAATACTTGGGTTCTCTATCATATTGACGAGTAACCCACCCCACTAACCTAGATTCTCTGTCTTTAATAGGTATAATTAGGTTATTATCACTATCTACACCACAATCCCACCGTTTTAAGGCTTTCTTAGTAAAGCCCCTAGCGAAAATCCACTCTGGGACATACCCATTTGTAAAAGGAAACTCTACTTCAGGTAAATCTCCTGTTTCCAGTGACAATTCCTCATCAAACATATTTATATCAAAGGAAAATTCACGGTCATTTAGGTATTTACTTAAAGCAAGGTTATCAAACCCAAAAAACTTCTGTATAAATGACCTTAAACTCCCTTGTCCACACCCTCTAAAACAAATCCACATGCCTTTATCGACATTTATGGAGCATGAGGCATGAACATCATCGTGAAAGGGACATTTTATTATAAATTGAGGGTTTTCTAATGGTACATCAAACCCTGCCTCAAGTAATAGTTGTGTCCAATCCATTCCTACCTATCCTTTTTGTTTTTACGAAGAAATAGA